AGCAGCAGTTAGTTTGTGGCGAAAAAACAACATTCCAGCATCTCAATACGCATTTTTAGGGGCAACTCTTGAAAAGGAGTCGCATGGTTTAATCACACGCAAGGACTTATTTCCTCAGTCCTGGCATCTAATTTGGCCTGAATTATTATGAATAGAGAAGAAATGTTGATAGATATGCTTAAACAAGCTGATCTAGAAATTAAAGTTTTGCAAGAACGAGTTGCATTTTTAACCAACGAAGTCAAAGCGCATCGTGATTTGTTAAATGCTCTTGGCCCAGTTGCTTTTTCGGAGCAACACTAATGGAAATTTTAATTAAGAAAATTAAAGAAAACAAAGACGGGTCAGCCGAAGTCCACGTGCATTATGACAAGGAAGGATTGCATTTTCTTGTCCAGCAAGGAATGACTTGCACTTTGGTGGAAGCAATAATGATGGAACGTAACGGCAAAATGTTTCATGTTTCAAGCGTTTTGGACACTATTCCTAAGAAAACTGTTGTAAAAAAGCAACAAACAAAAAAGAAATAAGTTGTAGTAAACTTTATGGACAGGCTAGGGTCATCCCCGAAAAGCGATTAGTCACCGCCTGCCATGTCCACCTTTTTGACTACCTTTGACAAAGGAATAAAGTGAATTTTTACCCTTTCCACATTGGCGATTACGCCTCACATACACGCCATTTAAGTCTTATAGAAGATTTAGCTTATCGCAGGCTTATTGACCTTTACTATTTATCTGAAAAGCCATTTCAAGGCGAATTTGATCTTATAGCCCGACACATTGGCATGAAAGAATACTTAAACGAAGTTGAGTATGTTCTTTTTATGTTTTTTGAAGAAACCCCATCTGGGTGGATAAATAAGCGTTGCGATGACGAAATAGCTAAATATCATGCTAAGGCCGAGTCTGCCAGAAATGCAAACAGAATTAAATCAGAAAAGATATCAGCTCTGAAATCAGAACCGAATCAGAACGTAACCAAGAACCAAGAACCATTAACCAATAACCATAAACCAAAAACTAAGAACCAATTAAAAACACCTGAAGGTGTATCTGATTCTTTGTTTAAAGATTACTTAGCAGTTCGCAAAGCAAAAAATGCCAAATGGACTGAAACAGCTTTTAAAGGATTACAACGAGAAGCAGATAAGGCTAAAATGTCCCTTTCTGATGTAATGCAGATGTGCTGTGAAAGAGGTTGGGCTGGATTCAAAGCTGAGTGGGTTTCAGAGTCAGTTATTACACAAAAGAAAAATCCGTTAATAACTAACGATCAGATTGAAGAAGCGTATAGAATTGAATGTGGTAAAGACCCTAAATTGGCCCGCTTTAACAGCTATTACGAAATGAAGGATTATGTCATCAAACAGCGGGAACTCCGAGCTAGAGGCGATACATAAAGCAGGGGTGCGCCAGCTATGTAAGTGGCGATCAGAGTGGGGTCTGGCTAAGTTTAGATTGTATATTTCAAAGCATCAGTTACCAGAAGCATTACTTAAAGATTTTAAAACGCAATACGAACTAGGAAACAGGGGGAATTACAAGTGTTGGAAAAAACCATTATTGCAGCAACAGGGCTTGGATATTTGATGGTAGGTATATTGCAATTACGCAAGGGTTCTATACCCAACGCTATGATTTGGTTAGGTTATTCTTTTGCACAAGTTGGTTTATGGATGGCCCTAAAATGAAAGAATACAACCCAAACGATGCAGTAGAGTTTATTTATAATAACGCTCCAAAATATGCAAAGGCGAAGGGCCAATTAGCCGAGCTTGAAGCATATAAGCATAGTCTTAAAGCAATTAAAATGAAGCAGTCTAGTGAACAGTCACTAGGAGCGCAAGAACGAGAAGCGTATTCTAGCTTTGAGTATCAAGAATTATGCAAGGGTATTGGAGCAGCAACCGAACAAGCAGAAGCATTAAAATGGCAGTTAGAAGCCGCTAAGATGAGATGGGAAACTTGGCGCACAGAGCAAGCAAACAACAGACAACTAGAAAGAGCTACACGATGAACGATTATGCAGACATTATTCTTAAACTTAACTCATTCATCAAACACTATCACGAAGCGGTACTTAAAGCTAAATATTCACAAGCCTATTTAATTGCTTGTTCTATAACAGAATCAGCGCAAGAGTTAGAAGATTGGACTAGCAAAAAAAGTGTCCACTAAATCTCAAAAAGCGCATTATGATCGCTTGGCGAGATTTGGCTGCATCCTCTGCTACAAACAAGGCAATGAAGGGACTCCAGCGGAATTGCATCACATTAGACGAGCTGGTAAACGAAGTGATGCCCCTGTTATCCCCTTATGCCCCTACCATCATCGAGGCGCAAATACCAGTATTCACGGAATGGGTCGCAAACGCTTTGAACGAGAGTACGCTACTACAGAAGAAGAACTGCTCGAATTGGTATTACAAAAGATTCGTTAGAGTTCCAAAGGATCAAAACCTAATTCGGTAGCGACTCGTTTTGCTCTGCGTTTAAATGTTGCATCGTGCTTTGTCCACGCATGGGTGACTGTGTTGGCTCTGCTCATGTGAATCATTTCATGGCATAGCGTTGTCATAACTGTATAAAGGTGTCCACAGCGAGCTTCTGATATTGTTAAAACGTGTTCGTAATCGCCTTCATCCGTATAGAGGTATGTGCCCATGGCCTCTGGATCACTATCCACGATGAATTTGATTTGTTCTGGTAATGGCATAGTCCATTTGATAAATGGTTCACAACAAACCATAGCACTATACAAATTACGAAGAATTGCGGGTGTCAGTTTCATACTGAATGTATCTTACCCCTAAACTCTACTTCATCTTCACCCCAAACACGAACCATTTCAGGTTGTAATAATTTGCTGCGTTCAAACGTTAACATAACAAATCCGCTATTCCAATCTTTAGGAGTATCTTCTGTGTAATTAAACTGTGGGCCATTAGGATCGGCAAGAGTGCCTGTTTGAACCCCATAGCGAGTTCCATTGTAATCGTTGTAGGGAATACTAGACAAAACGTGTGTATGCCCTGTAATCATGTTTACGCCTGAATTAAGGGCATTGTTTCTACCACCAGTCCAACCACCTTTCCACCGATGCTTGATACAGGTGTCCTCATTGATCCAAACAGACCAACAAGGTTGCCACATAGGGAAATACTCTTTTAAAGAAGTCCCAGGCACGCCTTCAAAAGCAGGAAGAAAGTTAACCACATTGCTAGTAAAACGCATATCGTGATTCCCGAGCGGCCAGAATAATTTTGCACCTTTGCCTACCTTTTCAATTTCACCTAAATAATGTTGACAAGCCTCAAGTTCTTCTTTGACCGATGGCAACTTGTCAAAGTCCATTCGAGGATGGCGAGAGATTCCAGCCCCATCAAAAGCATCACCATTACAAATAATGGCTGTAGGCTTGAATTCTTTAATTGATTCTATAAGAGCTTTAAAAGCGGTAGTCGTAATATCGGGCCAAAAGTGTGCATCGCTAAAAACAATGACTCTGCCTTGTTCTAAATCAAAACCTCTGCGAGTGTGACCTTCTGCTTGCATTACCTTGCTAATTGGCAGCCTTGCATCATTAAAAGTGGGCAATTCAATGCCTAAACGACTTTCTATTGATCTTCTGCGGTTATATACAGCTCGGATATTTAATTTATGTTTCTTGGCAAATTTAGCGGGGCTTCCTATTGCTTTCCACTCTGCTATCCATTGTTCATCGCTAAGATAATAACCTGACATTTTCGCCCCTATTGGTGTAAAGTGTTTAGATACTAACCTTTAATTTATTACATTTCAATGACCTATGCTAGAAAAGTTGATGCTAATCATTCGCTTATCGTTAAGACGTTACGAGAGCTTGGCTGTTCTGTATTTGATACGTCAAGGGTTGCTGGCGGATTCCCTGATCTTGTGGTGGGTAAAAACCAAAAGACCGCACTTGTTGAAATAAAGTCAGATGACAAGGCTAAGTTCACAGCAGCGCAACAAACATTTATGTTGAATTGGCGTGGGTCAACAGTAGCTCGAATCCACGATATTGAAGGCGCAATAAATCTAGTAAAATTGCTTGAAAAATCGTAAAATAGTATTATTATTCGTAGTGTATCAACCCCATCTTAAAGGATAAATCATGGGCAAAATGGATAGCAGCAAAGGTATTCCACTATCAACTGGCGATAAGCTACCTAAAGGTGCAGATGCTTCTGATACCTCTGGCGAGCGTAAAGTTAAGCTAGTTGGTGGCGTTGGCATGGGCAAAATGGATTCTATGGGATCACGCCCACTCTCCCACGCTGGCAACTTCGAAGGCAAGCTCGGTGAGTTGAATGATGGCAATATGGGTGAGCGTGAGTGCTACAGCCATAAGCGTGTCGGACACGATCAAGACGATATGTAAGCAAAAGCCCCAAGCCTCGGTAAAGGCAAGGGACTTTTTGACCAACCAATAGGGTAATATTGAATGGCTGAAGAAATTGTAACTTTTAAACCTCTGGGGGACAAGATTATTGTCCGCCCAGATGTTCGTGTTTTAAGTTCTGTGTTAATTGTTAATAACAAGGAAGCTGAGAACATGGGAACTGTAGTAGCGGTAGGCCCTGGCAAAAAGCTATCGGCAGATCGTAGAGAAGCAATGCCAATTCAAGTAGGGGCGAGAGTCCGTTTTGGCACAATGAACGATGATCCCAAAGAGGAATATCTGAAGTTCACCAAGATAGACCACGAGGGCGAGAAATGTTTACTGATGAGCTGGCAGGATATCTGCTGGACAGAATAGGGGAAAAATATGATTGATCGCATTATTGATTGGTTAAGTAAAGTCATCGGCCCAAAGCCAAAGCCATCTAATCAATGGCATTTTCCTATTGCTACTGATGATTTTGAACCACGCAAAGCAGAAATTAAAGCAAAACCCGCCTTGAAGAAGGCAACAACAAGGAGTAAAGCAATGCCATTAAAGAAATCTGCAAGCCCAAAGGCTTTTAAAGAGAATATCAAGACTGAAGTGAAGGCTGGTAAGCCAGTTAAGCAGGCAGTTGCGATTGCATACTCAGAAGCTCGTGAAGCTAAGAAAGCGAAGGCTAAAAAGAAATGATTAACCTCAATCTTGAAATCGCTGAAGTAGAAGCAATCCTTAAACACGTAGGTAATGCTGCCTATGCAGAAGTAGCTGGATTGATCGCCAAGATACATGGTCAAGCTACTATGCAAGTCCAAGCTATCAAACAGACAAGTGTTGCAGAAATACAACAGTCTGATGACAGCCAAAGTGTTGCGTAAATACAACAAAAAGTATTTATAATTCAAAGAAATGGAAGAAAAGTCAAATAATCCTGTCGGTGCGCCTATTGGTAACAAGAACGCAACAAAGAATAAGCCCTTTTTAGATGCTATGAGAAGGGCTTTAGCTCAGAATCCACAGAAGATTGGCAGGATTGTTGACAAGGTATTAGATCAAGCAGAAGCAGGCGAATCTTGGGC